ATCGGCTGTTTTGAGGAAACTACCGCCCCATAGGGATTTTTCAACCATTTCAGGCTGAGACTGGAAGATATCGCCGATATCTCCAGACTTTCGGAATGCGGTGTCTGCTTCCACAGCGTCTACTCGTTTTCCAAATTCATTAAATTCATTTGATACTGCTGCAATGTCTTTTGCAACTGCTGCGAATGAATCTTTTACTGTATCAACATCTACCTTTGAAGACTTAAGAAGTTCTACTTCTGCTTGCAAAGACTTTACTGTTGACACTAGATCGCTAAAGGCTGATTCTAGAGTATTTTTCATTTCGGTAACTGCTTCTGCAATTACCTCTTCTGACTTAGATACTTCTACAACTGCTTCTGTTACTGTGTCAATTGCTTCAGCATCTTCTGCTTTAGCAATCTCTTCTGCTACAACTTCGTCTGTCTTGACAACATCTGTTGCCTCAACCTCTTCTGCCTTAGCAACTTCTTCAATAACTTCTGCAACTGATGCATCTGCCTCTGGAGCGACCACAACATCTTCAACTACGTCTGTTTTTTCAACTTGTGTTTTTGATTTTGTCATAGGTTGTACCTCCTTGTTAATCTTAGAAGTATTAATGCCTTTAGCACTATCAACTAAGAATTTTATCATGTCTGTCTTTTCATTATCCGTTTTTTCAACGAAACCTATATTTGCCATTTGTTCACCAGTAGTTGGGCTTAACTCTGATTCATTTTCTGAAACCATAACAATGCCTGATTCCTTATCATAAAAAACATTTTCTAAAACTGTTTCATCAGCCTTGATAACATCTACGCCATCAACCTTTTCAACAGATACAATATTTGCAAATTGATTTGCTGGGGAATCTACAAGACTCAACTCAACTAAATCATACTGCTTAATAATTCTAATTGCCTTGTCTGACTTTTCGTCAAACCCATCGTCCCACTTGTTCATTCTTCCACCAATTGAAAAACCAGTTAGGGTTCCGTCTAGAACCTTTTCCCAAGTATCTTGTGCACCCTTTGAGACATATGCTGATACAAATACTCCGTTATAAAACTTCTTTGAGTCTGGATCAAAATACTTATCTGCTTTGAATGATACCATCTTGCCTACTGCTAGTGGCTGATGCATTTCTCTAATGTTCCCTCGGAATTTTGCAAATGCATCCATCGATGCTTCTGCAGTTACGATATCATCTTGCTTATCAATATTGTCTAAAGATGCAAATCCAGAAACGATTCGACGCTCCTTGTCCACTTTAGTAAGTGGCATAGAAAGACGTAAATTTTCCCCATCTGAGTTCCAATGGGCCTTGGATATATTGCTCACCATTATATTATAAACCCCTTTTTGTACATATATCACAATGTGGACATATTGGACATTAAGGAGTTTTTCTTCCCTCTCCCTTTGGGGCTCTTCCAGCAACTGTTGAACTGCTGTCGGAATTATTATTTGTTCTTTCAGAATCTCTTGCTCTTGTTGTAGTTGCCTCTGCTGCTGCCTCTGGCTTAAGGTCTAGGACCTCATCACCACCATCTCTTTGTGGCATATCTAAAACAACTCTTGCCTCGTTAGGAGTCATGATCTGATTCTTAACATAACGCTCAAGAATTTGAGACTGAGCAATTTCATCTGTAAGTGTTAGTTCGTTAAACGCAAATTCAATGATGTCTGTTTTTTCACGAATAATCTTGTTGATCATTTTTTCAAGTTGTCTTTGTGCTGGTCTTGCAACCTGCTCCTTAAAGGTACGATCCTGTGCAAGTGCTGCTGCTATAGATCCAGAATCGCCACCCCCAAGTTTAGACAGTGGCACCTGATGTGCTACTAGGATATCATCACGGTTTTGTTTACGATACTCTTTAAATGAGCCGTCCTGTATACCGTCTTCGATAGGTTCCATTTTAAATTCAACTTTGTTGTTTTCGCTATCACCTGGAAGTGGAATATATAGCGTTCTGTGCGATTGCCCCCTGAGACTTGTCTGCAAGAATCTAAACATCTTGTCTTCTGCATCTCCAGAAAGTTTCGCACCCTTCAACGTTACAACATAACGTGGTACTGCCTTGTTTGCAAAATAATCAATATTGTATTGTGAGGCTAATGAGTCTCCATGTAATGAGTTGATAGCCGACATAATGTCTGGCACTCCATAGAATGTATTGAGAGGTGAGTATTGCTTAAAGTGAATGATCTCGTTTGGTCTAGCATCTGTTGTTAATGGGTTTTGGTTTTTTGCTCCAAAGTTACGGAAGTATACGATCTTGTTTCCAATGATCTGTACATATCCATCCTTGATTCTTCGTACTCGCATTGTTGTTGCTGGTATATGTCCAACGTATCCAATTTCTCCACGAGTTGTTCTTCCAATTTCTAAGTAGCCATTTCCTGTTGACTGTAGGTCTGTGTAAACCTTTTCCATTGTTGCCGTAAATGAGTCGTCATCATTAAGTGACTCTAACCAGTCTCGTGCTTCAATCTTTGTTCTTTCAATTCTCTTTCGTGCCTTCTGTGTCGCACTGTTATCTTCTGATGATTCAAGTCTCATCATCGTTCTTTGAGAAACCTTAAATTCATATCCAAGCCCTACAATGTTTTCTACCTTAGCATCGATTGCTGCGTGGTTTGCAAATGAAGTGTCGTAGTAGTTTGCTAATTCGTATAGGTTCCATGGTGGTGTAATAACATCAAACATTCCGTATCCGTTTACATATACCAGCCCTGGGTTTATCTCTTTTGATTGTGCTCCATCAATACCGCTTTTTCCAGCAAGTGCTGCAGTTGTATATTGTGTTGTTGGCTCAACCATCTTTGATGTAGATCTGCTTATGCGTCTTTTAAAATTTGCCTCTAGCCCGTCAAGAGATTTTAATGAATCCCAGTTTCCATTAAATGGATCTGACTTTGAAAATGTGTCGTCTTTCTTTACTGCTTCATCAATTCTTGCACCAATTTCGTACTCATTGTCTTGCATAATTAATCCTCATCCCCATATTTAGCAATTGTATCTTTTGCTGCTTGAACAGCACCTAGGTCATTTAAAGAAGGTATTAGTCCAGCATTTAGTCGATCAACTTGTTCTGAGTATTCTTCTTCACTTACTCTTGTTAGCCCTGGAACAAATACACAGGTACCATCTCCTGGATCTCCGTAATGCATTGCAGTCTTTTTTAGTTCTGCCATTCTAGAGATATCGTTTTTATCTGACGGGATGTTGAGGACAGAACCGTTTCCATCTGTAAACCACTTGCCATTTGCCTTTTTATACACATAAAGACCCCAGTCGTAATTCTTTTCAATTACCTGACGTCTGACATTTTTTACAATTGGTTCACCAGTTTTTGGGTTTATTAAGGAATCCATAACCATAAGTATACCATATTAAACTGGATCGACAACATACTTTGCCCAATTGACGTTAGTATATACAGAATATGCATAATTTTTTAACGTTACTGGTGTGTCATCACCAACAACTATCTTGTTGGTTCCTGTATAACTCTTATAAACTTCTACTGGATTAACTCCATAATAACTAGTTTCTGCTAAAACAAGAACCTTATTCCAGTTAAAAGATGGAGAATCCCAAAATTCCCAGTCTAGGCCTTCGTTGTTTAAAACCTTAACTCTAAACCATGGTCTTTCTGAAATGTTCTGAACCTCTTGTAGATTTGTTGACTGATAGTATGAAATACTGTTGAATAGCAGTGGTCCAGTTAATCTTATGGCTCCTTCGAAAGATGAGAATATTAGGCTGTCAGCAAAACTTATACCAAGGAATCCCCACTCCTGTAGAGTTAGAACTGGTTCTTTTACAATCTTGCCATTCCAATAGAAACCTATACCATTCTGAACTAGTCCAGTCTTTGCATCTATTGCATAAATCTTTGCTCTTCTTCCGCTTGGATCACTTGCAACCATGTAGAACTTTAGGTATGCCGTTTTACTTTCTATTTCAAATATTTGTGTAGGTGCGTATGGAAAATAGTCTCCGTCAAATCTAACTGCCATCTGCATTGCAATTGCCTTAAACTCATCTGCTCTACTAGTGTTAATTGGAATTAAAAGACCTCTGTTGACTAACGGGTCATATTTTCCTTTAACCTGAATTCCACTTGTCTTAGTAAGGTATAGGTATGAAGATGATCCGCTATAGATTGAAAATGGATTTTGTTTTTTAAAATCATAGTATATTCCTGTTTTTGTGTAAGGGTAAATAGGAGTTCCAAACCTTGTTCCAATTGGACTTGCATCAGATTCATTTAATGCTTGTGAGGCATAAGAAAGTTTTTTAATAATAACATTTCCTATATCTGAATCTTTAATGTTCATATCAATGTGAGTCACAATAGAAAGATCATTAAAGTCTACTCCAGCAGGTGGATAGATAATCATGTTATCTACAACTTCGTACTTTGTTGTCATCCAATCTGAGCCAGGAACTAATATGCCACTTCTGGATGGTCTTTCTGTTTTTGTAAAATAAAACGGTGTTGCATTTGCACCTAACTCAGTGTATTGAAAAGTTACATAACTTTTGACAATTGCTCCATCTGTATCATATCGATAATCTTTTGCTATTTTATTTTTCAGATCTTCGTAATCATTATACCCAGTAAACAAATAATTATCTAGTGACTCATACGTTCTTTGAACTGGCAAACCGTACTCGTTTGCAAGTTCTGCATATGTCCAGTTAATTGGGTCAGTCTCTATCGCAATTGTTTTTGATGTTATTGGATAGTCAATATTAAACTGAATAAAGTCAAGATCAAAATACTGGTCTCCTCTTTTATCAACAACAGACTCAGCAAAATAAGTCAATGGAATCTGATCTTCCCAGTAGGCGTTTGCAGATACAGACAATTTATAGTTATCAAAAACCTTGGCTGGAACAAGCGTGTAACTTGCAACATGATCAATAAGTGCATCCTCTTCATCAATAAAAACCCCTCCACCAGAGATTGCACCAACCGCAGTTGAAGTTATTGCTCCAGAAGGTGACATTGATGTTGTGTCTATTCCACCATCTATATTTATTAATTGATTGTTTTGGTATACAGCAAATAGGTCTTCATTCCATACTGGCACACCTATTTCATTAAATAGTCCCCTGATTTTTTGAAAATTATACTTTGTGCAAAACCCAACCTTATATATTTTTCCAGTAAAGGTTGAGGTGTTGTCTTTTTTGCCACCTACGTAAAGTCTTAAGTCAGATAAGGATCCAAAGAAGTCTGAGGCTTGATCTCCAAACCTTTCAACAAATGCTGGAATATTTATTCCAACATCAACCAATTCTCCTGGCTCAGCAACTAATGGTGAATATAGTGTTCGTAAGGTTCCGTTGTAATTTATTAAATATGATATTTGATTGTTAACTAACTCTATTGAAAAATAACTGCTACTGTTTTCTTTTTCAATTCTAAATAAAGTTTGCGCTTGAGGAGACGATTGTGGCAACCTAAAGCATCCGTAGAAAGCGGATACAGAACTTTTTAAGAAATCAAAATTTTCAAATAGAATATGTCCAGACACTGCGTTCCAAGAATCGTTTGGTCTAAATGAGAAAAAGTTTACCGTGTCTGAAGATTGTGCAGTATTGCAATCTGAGAATAACTCTTCTTGTGTTTTTGAAGACAACAAGATTTGAGGAAGCGGATTTTTTGATACTGACAATCCCTTGCTCTGAACCAAAGTATTATCGTTAAATGCCTGTTGCCAAGAACCTATTTTTGGATACTGATAATTAGCAGAATAATTTGCAAAAGCATAATCAATAAATACAGATGTTCCACTATAAGAAGTATTTATGTTCTCTGGTATTTCAACACCCTGACCAAAAACAAACTTTCTCTTTGTAACTGCAGTTGGAACAACGTATGGATAAATTGCTACACAGTCTATGTCAATTGGAAACACGTCTTCGTGTGCATAAAATCCTATCCAGTCTTGATCTTTTCCATTTAAAGTAAGATCTGGAAAATCTAAAAGGTCAGGATCATAACTAAATGATATAACCTCTTGCCCATTAATAACAAGAGAGGCAGTATCTTTTCCAAGTCTTAGGTGAACAAGCATTGGCCTTGTCCATTCTCCAACATAATATGTTTGATACTCATTGCCTATCTTTAGTCCAATTGAAGGACCATCTACATATATCCCATCATCAGAGGCTATTGGACCAATTATTCTCTTTCTATCATTTGTGTATGAGTTAACCCTAAGCCAGGTCTCTAAAGTATACTGTTTAAACTTTCCAGAATCATTTAAAAATCCTAAGCCAGGAATTATTATTGATGGGTTAGAGCCATTGGGGTATAGTGCTGTCAAACTTGAAGTTCCATAAACAATTGGAATTCCTAAATTTTTTGCTTTAAGCATGTTATCAGAAATTAAATAATATCCGTCAAGTTCTTGCAGCCCATAACATCTTGCAACGGTAGCCTTTTGTGGAGCAATTGCAATTGTTGAAGGAATATCTATTGGTGTTACTCCAAGAGATGTGGAAGAAAACTCTTCTGACCACTGACCAAAAGATAGTCCATTAACCAAGAATACATCGTCTGTTTCTGAGCCTCCAATAAAGTTAATCTTAAAAACTAATTGTATTTTTGAATCATCTGGGGGCGTGTCAAATGTTTCTGATATAAAAACCCAATTGTTATTTATGATGGTGTCATAGTTTTTTAAATGTGTAACTATGTCTCCGCTAGTCGTATCTTCATATCTATATCCAATTTCAAAACCAGCAATATAGGCACTTTCAGAATAAAAATATCCTCCAACAGAGAATGTTTTTAAATAAGTATTTAGATCTTTTAGATTCATAATCTCACCGCTTACTGCAACAATAGATGCAGAATCACTCGATGTTGGTGTAGCAATGATTTTATGAACATAACTGTTGATAAATGGTTCATCTACTGACTGGGAGTATGTAGATACAGTTCCACCCGTTACCGTCCATTTTAGACTATTCGAAAGATCTCTTTGAGCCTCTGAAATTAAAGAAACATAGTCTGCTTTGTCATCTAATGCCCATAGACCAGTCGGATGCTCAGCAAAGACTTTTTCGGCATATAGGTTTGATGGAGTAGACATTATAGGTCTATTTTACCACAGAAGCCTACTTGTTTATTTTGATTTCACAATAATCTGTAGTGCAGTACATCTCTCCTTGAGCCTCAAGATTTTCTGCTCCATCATAAATAGCAGCAAAATCAATGTGCTTTAACTTACCAATATACGACTCATATTGCTCTTCAGTAATTTGAGTATATGGCTGCTGAGGATATGTGTGATTTCCCATTGGAAGGAATGATACTGCTTTTAGTTGTCCCTCATACATATGTAGTGCTGGAACAACATGCTTTGACTCTGTTTCTTTGTCAAATGAAAGTGTTACAGAAACACCATTGTCAGACCAATATTTCTGAGCAGTTGCAGCAAGTGCAATCTTCTCAAATAATGTTACATCTTTTTCAGATCTTGGATGACCTGACTTGATTGGGAAGTAAACTACTGATGTGTTTGCTGATACAACATCATCTTCAATTGTATACTCTGCTGCTTTGAACAAGTGCATCATTGGATCTGTGTTTCCAAATCGGACTGCACGAAGGAAGAAGTTTCCTCCAGGACCCCAGTGAACTCCAGGAGTTGCACCAGAAAGAATTGAAACTGATCCTGACGGCTTAACTGTTGTTACACGAATTGATTCACGAACACAAAGCCATTCTGAATACTGATGATCATAGTGACGAATCTTTTGATATCCTTCATCCATCCATTCACGAACAATTGGCAAGCCCTTTTGATCTGCAAAGGATGCAATACCTGTTAGTGATGTGCCAATACGACGGTTACGCTGCATGATACCGTTTGTTTGTGGCCAATGTGTTGGAACAAGTGTTACAGTCTTTCCATAAAGGTATGCAAACTTCAGGGTACGCAGGAAGTCCTCCTTAGATTCATGACGATTTAAGTGCACTTCTACAAGTGTACATAGTTCGTATGATTCCAATGGCTGCTCCGCACATGGGTTAAATCCCATCACACGATAATCCTTACCGTCTGGCGCATCCTTTAGTCGTCCATAATTACGAGCAACATCAAGCCAGATAAAACCTGGTTCTCCGTTTTCTGTAATTAAATCTACATAGTCTTCGTATTTTGTTCCTACTTCTGCTGAAATAGAATTGTTAGACATCCAAGCCCAACCTGGATTCTCTGGATCAAATGAGTTGCGCTCTGGAAATAGTTCTGAATTCTTTAGATTCATAAATGTTTCATCCCCCGCATTACCCAAAGCAAGAGTTGCTGAGCGACGTACGTTGCCTGATACCACACAGGTACCAATTAGGTTTACCAAGTCTACAATGGCACGAGAATCTAGTGTTTCTCCGCCCCTGGAGCCGATTACACGGTCTATCTGGTCGTGTAACTTGATAAGAGGTGCAGGTCCTGATGCAACGCCTCCAAAGCCCTTAATAGGTGCTCCAAGAGGTCTGATCAAATCGTAGTTAAACTTCTGGATACTCTGATTTGCTCTCAAGTAAGAGTTGATGAGAAGGCGTACTGACTCTACCCAGCCTTCACGAGTGTCTGGAATTTCGAACACCTGTTCTGGCTCTGTTGGAGCATAGATTGAGAAATTCTTGTCCTGTCCCACTGTATCAAACCCTACACCAATGCCAAGCATTAATGCATCCATAACCCAAGCAAACAACGCTCCTGGATCATTCTTATCAAGGTCCTTTGTTGAAACCATTGCACAGTTTTGTAGTGCTGCAGAGTTCTTCTTCTCCATAGTCATAGGAGTTCCAAATGCCCACATACCACGACCTGGTGGAGTCCACTTTAATTCAAACATTCTTTGGAATGCTTCTTGTGCTGACTTCTGAGCCTTGTAGTCATTCCATGGTAAACGGTTCTCTTTTGCATGATTCTTTTGAACTGAATACATACCCTCAATTACACGACGACAAACTTCGTGCCATCTTTCCTTAGTTCCATCTTCCTTCATGCGAGAATATGTACGAATAAAAGTAATCTCTCCAAGTGAATTTTCTGCTGCATCCTTAAACCCAAATGGGCTTTCTTGGCTCTTGTACTTTTCTACGAAGTCCTCTGGAAGTTTAAAACTAAAAAAATCTGACATTTGTATCGTCCTTTCAAAAACGGATTAAGACCTAAGTATAGCAGAGTTTTATAAAAAGCAAAACTCTACCTAAATCTACTGTTGAGAGTTTTACTTAAATGTTTTCTTTTGCCAAAATTTTAATCTATAACCATTTTGGAAGGTAGACCTTACCTTGCTTCTTTGCTCTTCTATTTTTTTTGCTGGAAAGTTGTTATCTAATTCCATTGTCCACTCTTCTCTTTTAAATGGAAAAACTTGAGACATTGGGGTTCCTTGTTTTAAAGTTCCCTTAAAATTCTTTTTTACTAAGAATGAAAGATGTCCATCAGTAAAGTAGTTATCAGTGTCAACAACAGCATCAATTGCTTTTAATGGTGATGGACTTTGGTGCATTGGGCTTGTAAAAAATGTACTGTATCCAGGGTTAGTTTTAACCATCCATGTAGGGTGAATTCTTAAAATTTTACTACAATAGATTTCTTTATCTATAGGTAAATGAGAGACTTGCTCTTCTGAATGCTCACTTATAAGCATTGAATGATACTTGTTCATACCAGCAGGAAGTTGAATATTTAAATTGCCGTCAGTTGTATCTATGTATATGTCACATGGAACTTTTAAAATATATCCCATTGACATAGCGTCAAAAAAGGCTTGACATTTTTTTACAGTAAGCCTCATAATGCCTCTATCGGGAATATCACTTCCTGAAATTGCTGGCTGATCTTTATACCATGTGGGAACATTTTTTGTGCTCTGTTCTGGCTCTGGAACAATGCTTAACAACTGAGGATACATCTGAAGAAACTTAATAATATTCATAATTCCCATTCTCTTACTTATAATTATATCATAACAAATGACTTAGCATTATGTTAAAATATTATTCTGGTGCAGGAGTTGGATCAGGCAATGGGTAATCTATTTGATATCCATCATATACTAAGTTATTTTCTGTAAAGAACATATCTAGTGGCTCACAGTTAATAGAAACAACCTGATGCTCAATCTGTGTTATGACTAAGTCAACTATGTCTTTCCAAGAGTTTGTCTGTGTAGACCATAACTTGTCTGTAGTCAAAAGGTTTGCAGACAAAATCATCTGAGCAACACCATCTCTTTTTGCAAGCATGTGGTGAGTTCCTGAGTATGTTTCATTTCCAATCATTACAGCAACTGGAGCATTTGATAGTCCAATAGCAGTAATTGTTGTTGTTTTATCTGGAACAATTGTTAGATTTTCTGGATCGCTTGTCCAAGCCAACATGTCTTCTTTTGTAAATGACATTCCTAGTCCAGGTACATCTGCTGAAACAAGAGTATCTCCTATTTCAAGATCTGATGCCTGCACATATCCATTTGTAGTTAAGATCAAAGTATTTGGACCAACTGAGTATGCACGAGGTCCGCCACCATAAGCACCGAAGGCTCCGAAGGCTCCGAAGGCTCCGAAAGCAGAGAACGCACCGAATGCAGAGAAAGCACCGAAGGCTCCGAAAGCAGAGAACGCACCGAATGCAGAGAAAGCACCGAATGCAGAGAAAGCACCGAAGGCTCCGAATGCAGAGAACGCTCCAAAGGCACCGAAGGCTCCGAAGGCTCCGAAGGCTCCGAAGGCACCAAAGGCTGCAAAGACAGTTGTAACAGATCCTGATGCACTTGATGTTGCAGAATTACCACAAGCATTTGTTGCATAAACACTGTATGTCTGTGCTGTTCCTTGCTCTTGACCGACGTTTACAGAAGTTGATCCAGTATTTCCAGACTTTCCATCAGATGATGACCATGTATATGAAGTAATTCCTGATCCACCGTTTGATGGCGCTGACCATGAAACAGAGTCAGTTCCTGCTGATGGTGATGATGCAGAAGGCGCACTTGGTGTTGCAGGGACTGTTGTTGCAGTAACTGCAGCAGATGCTCCTGTTAAATCAGAATTACCATTTGCATTTGAAACACGGCCCTGGAATGTATAGGATGTTCCTCCTGATAATCCAGTAACACTTACTGCAGAAGTTGCACTTGATGCAGACTGTGCTGCATTTGAAATTGCATAATGTGATGAAATTGCTTTTCCACCTGTTGCTCGTGGTTCAACTGTGACGATAACAAGACCATTGCCAAATCCACGACCAGAGCATGTGTTTGTTACTGCTGTAATTGAAGGAGATTGTGGAACAGTAGTAACTGTTACAGAGTTAGATGCAGCAGATGCTGCTCCAGTTCCTGCAGCATTAGTTCCTGTTACTGTAAAAGTTGCTGTTGCTGCTGAAGCAATTCCAGTTACAATAATTGGAGACGATGCCCCAGTTGCTGTTTGTCCTGTGCTTGCTGTTACAGTAAAAGATGTCGCAGCATTAGGCCCTGTAGGGGTAAATGTTACTGATACAGCGCCATTGTCATAAGGACGGTCTGTGCCTACATCTGTTGCTGTACCTATTGTTGGTGCGTATGGAGTTAGGAAGTCGTTTGCTCCCTGACTCATTCTACCTGCTTGCTTTGACATATTTAATCTCCCTTATTTCTTTAATTTTTATTATGCTGACAAGTCTCCGAAGACTAGCCATCCTGATGCAGTCTTCAGTGCTGTTGCTACTGAGTTAGTTGTTCTAAACTTAAGTCCTGGTGTTCCCACGACTCCGTTAGTTGATTCAAACCGTGCTCCTGTAGATGATTCCTGGTAGAAGTCAATTGACTGACCAGTTGAGTATCCTGTTGCTGGAAGAGTAATTACTACTGCTCCTGCTAGTGGGACAAACTTGTCTTGCTCGCCTGCTGCTAGTGTTCTTGCTCCTGCTGCTAGAGTAGTTGCAATTGTAGTGACAGAAGGAACGCCAACCTTTGTCTGTGTGCCGTCTGTAAATGCTACTCCTGCTGCTGCAACTGTTACTGTACCAGTAAATGTTGGTGAAGCAAGTGGAGCATATCCTGAAATGCTTGCTCCTGCTGGGATTGTAACTGTTCCTGTAAATGTTGGTGAAGCAAGTCCTGCGATTACAGAATAGTTTGTTCCATCAGTTGTAAATTCCCACTTATCAGTAGATTCATTCCATCTTAACTGAACTGCTGATGAGTCTCCACGCATAATTCTTAGTCCTGCATTCTCTGTTGGAGTTCCAGTAGTAAAGTTGCTGTTTAGGTCAATAATGTTATCAGCCAATGAGATTGTTTCGCTGTTTACAGTTGTAGTTGTTCCGCTTACTGTTAGGTTTCCACCAACAACAAGGTTTCCGTTTACTTCTGCATTATCATTAAGATAAACTTTTCCTGTACCGTTTCCAGATAGAGATAAGTCTGTATTTAAAGTGTTGCTTGCTACAGAATCAGCCTTGATTCCGTTACTAAATGCAATTCCGTTTCCATCATTGCTTGAGAAGTTGGCTCCTGCTTCAACAACTAGAGGCCCCTTAATATTAACAGAACCAGCACCTGTTGGATCTAGTTCAATGTTACCACTTCCGCTTGTTCTTAATGCCAAGTTTTCATTAGCATCTGCAGTAATAACAACGTCACCTGCATCAGTTTGAAGAACCTTTTGTCCGTTAACGTACAAGGATCCTGGACCAACATAAATATCTCTCCACATCTTTGTAGGAGAGCCCAAGTCAAATGTAATATCTGTTGCTGGTAGTACATGTCCTGTGGTTACAGTACCTGTAAATGTTGGTGAAGCAAGTGGTGACTTTAGGTCAAGTGCTGTTTGAGTAGCAGTTGTGATATGTGTCTCGTCAACCTCAAACTGTGTATCAACTGAGTTCCAAGAAAGTCCTGTTCCTGCAAGTAAAGACTGATCTACTTCTGCTCCATTAACAGCGTTTGTAACATCTGTTAGTGTTGCAAGATCTGCTGTGTTTGCAATACCGTGAACATTTGTGGTGTCTGCGTTGTGATCAGAAACTGCTGTTGTAATTGCTGTTCCTGTTGCAGTTGATACTGGTTTATTAGCGTCAGATGTATTATCTACCTGATCTAGTCCTACAGCAGATTTTGTAAGTGCTGAAACTGCTGCAGTGATTGCTGCAACTCTTGCTGTCTCTTCTGCGTGGACTGCTCCATCTGCATACGCTTTTGTTGCAAGAAGTGCAGTATCTGCAATACCATGAACATCTGTAGTGTCTGCTTGATGTGCTGTGACTGCTGCATCTGCATATACCTTAGTTGCTAATGCTGATGTGTCTGGAATTCCGTGAACATTTGTTGTGTCTGCTTCGTGTGTTGAAAGTGATGCAGCCGATGCCGCAATTGCTTCTGACTTAGCATTTGCTGCTTTTGTAGTGGCATCTGATGCTGCTGTTGCAGTTGCTGCAGACTCTGCTGCATTAGCCTTAGCAGTTGCATCTTGTGCTGATGCGCCTGCTGAAATAGAAATTGCTGTATTTACTGCTGCTGTTGTTGCTAATGCTGCTGTGTCAACAATTCCGTGAACATTTGTTGTGTCGCTTGTGTGGGCTGCGACTGTGCCAATAAAGTCTGGATCATCACCAATAGATTGTGCCAATTCATTAAGAGTATTTAGGAGTCCTGGTGCGCCATCAACTATTGCTGCTAGTTCGGCTGCGTTAGCAAAATACTGTAGTGCAGACCATGTTGATGATCCGTTACCCATCTTAAACTTACTTGTGTCGGTTTCGAATCCGATTTCACCTGCTGCTAGAATTGGGTTTGCAGCCGTCCATTGTGCTGCAGTTCCTCTGCGCTGTTGCATTCTTGTTGCCATATTTTGTTTCTCCTCTATGGGGGCTGCCCATTAACTTATCTTATTATAACATCCAATTTTTAATTGAAGTTATCTACTACACTACCGCCATCGAATACAACTGTCCACTCTGTCGTAGAGGGGCCACCTGCATCCAAACCTACACCCAATGGGCTGTTGAATGATCCACCTTCATAGAACTGAGATACTATGAAACCAGTTCCATCGATTGCGGTATCGTGAATGTGCTGTGGTAAGTTATTTGTATCATCAATAGTAGCCTGGGTATACCAAGAACCATCATAATAAAAATTAACTCTGTTTGTTCCAGTGTCTAACCACTGTGTTCCATTAGTTGGTGAAGAAGGAGCAGTTGATGATACAGTCATTCCTGATAGAGAATCTACATACTCCTTAGTTGCTGCATGTGAATTTTGTGTAGGTGCTCCTACTGTCACTGCACTTCCGAATGTACCGCCGTTTGCTACGACTAATCCATTCTTGACTCTGAAGTCTTTATCGACTGTTGCCATTTACTGCTCCCTCTTCCAACTATTTTTATTTTTTATTACGCAAGTAGTGTTCCGACAACAGTCACTGTTGAAGTGTTGTTGGCAGTTGTTACTAGAAGTTGTACATTTGCTCCTGAGATACCTGCTGAAACTGTTGCAAGTGAACCATTAGTTCCAACAATTCCGTATTCAGTAATTGCAATTCCATCAGTAGAATCAAGTGTTAGAAGTACCTTTGAAATTTCTGTGTGATTTCCATTGGCAACCTTTACAAGGTATTCTGCTGAACGGTAGTCAGCCTTTGCGAAAGCATGTGCTGTCTGAACTCCTGCTGTTGGTGCTGACAGAGTTGCTGCAACCTGCTTAGCAACTGAGTTAATCGCAACCGATGTAAATGAACGATCTGTTCCATCTACAGCAGTACGAGCACGAGCATCTGTGAAGTAAAGGTTTGT